ATCAAGGTAGGAGATAAATTAATTGAAGAAAAAATTGGTAGAACTATTAAGTGGGAACTCCAGTTCTCCAAAACCTCTCCAGGGTTCCAGTCTGGTGAGTANGATTTTTATTTTAGAGGTGACGATATTGGTCTTGATACCATTGGTGATTTGGTTACTACCGCAGAACTAAATGGTATTGTAGAGCGCACAGGTGCTTGGTATATACTTCCTGATGGTACAAAGGTTCAGGGCAAGGAAGCATTCGTTAATCGTGTAAGAGAGGATCTTGACTTGCAAGAATCAATTAAGTCAAAACTCAATGCCTAGTTTCACGGTTTATCAGGGTACCTTTTTGTGCCATACATGTAAAGCAGAGGTAAAGACTCTCAGGCTTTATGCCGAAACAAAAGAAATGACTTGGATGTGTAAGGATAAACATCTAAGCAAGGTTAGCCTTGGTAAAAGAAAGAAGAGCGACTTTGACGGAGAAGAGTGAGTCCAAAAGAATAGGTGCCAAACAGCACAAGAACTCTGGTCGTAATACCCAAAAAGGTGATGCTTCCTGGAAAAATTTTGTTGTAGATTTTAAAGAGGTAGGCAAATCATTTACGCTAAATAAAGAAGTCTGGGCTAAGGCTACAACTGATGCTATGAAAAATGGCAAAGATCCAGCAATCGTTGTTGTGATGGGAGAGGCTAATTCTAAGGTCAGACTTGCTATAATTGAGATGAGTATTTTAGAACAACTTTTAGAGGATGGTGTATAATAGTATTATGAATACAGGATATGAGCCAAAAAATAAGATAGTTCCACATATCGTACGAGATTTCTTTACTGAAGAAGAGGTAGAAGTTCTCCTTGCAATAATTAACTACCAAAAAAAGGCTAAGGATTTGGATGCATTTTATGCTCCTCTAGTTCTTCCTGACATGGCAAGAATGCAAATTGAAGTAATGTACCCAGAACATATACGCAGAAAACTTGAAAAGTTTGCTTCAGATATGGTTGGAGAAGAAGTCTTTATGTACCACAATAGTTATTTAAGTTATAACAAAGAACACAATTCCGATGCAAATCCAAAGTTGCCAGTTCACTATGATTCAGATAATTACTTTACTAAACTTACAATGGACTACCAACTTGGCGCTAATATTGATTGGCCAATAGTAATTGAGAATGAAAGTTTTAATCTTCAATATGGAGATCTTCTTATTTTCTGGGGTGCAGGACAAGCCCATTGGAGAGAGCCAGTATTATTTAAAGAAGGAGATAACACAGAAGTTTTGACTATGCATTTTTCAACATTTAAAGATTTTCATGAGTTAAACCTTCCTGCTAGGGCACCAGAAGAAAGAAAGAAAAGACTTCAAAAATGGAATCAAGATCCAGTATTTGCAAAATATAAAGAAGATTTTAACAAAAAAGAAGAATCTCTAATAGAATCAAAATAAATAACTAAAGCAACTACTAGATCGGATAAAAATGCAAAACGAAAACACGACAATTAATATGGTAAATGGTCTTGCAGAAATTGCGGACTATATGCAAGATGAAGAACTTACTACAGCGCTTACTTTTATTGCCAAGATTATTATTAAGCCAGACATTCCCTTGAATGTGGCACATATTGAAATCGTAAGGCTTCAAGCAATCGCAGCAAAGATGGCTTTTAAGGCAACCTGGATGGCAAATGTTGACAAGTCAGATCGAGGAAAGAAGAATCTTTATTATACGGCAGCAGAGTCTTTAAATAGTTTGGTATCTGCACTAAAATACATAACAAGATAGTCTGCTATACTTATAACTAATAGAAACGAGAAACGATGACGAAGAATTTGTTGCATACAGTAATGATAAAGCCAGAAGAAAAGCCAATCCACTCAATGGATATAGCAGGACTTGAGGCAAAGATTAAAGAAGGATACACGATTACTCGTGTAGATAAGCATACAACCAAGAAAACTTTTGCTCCATCTACTATTGCCTATGGGCACGGAGAATGTGCCAGATACTGGTACCTTGCTTTTGATGGTCAAATGTTTGAGGATAATGCAGATGCCTACAGCGCAGCAAATATGACTGCTGGAACTTTGTCGCATGCAAGAATTCAGAATGCAATGATGAACGCTGGTATAGTTAAGGTTTATCGTGATGACGATAATGAGGCTACAACAGAATTTAAGATTAGACATGACGATCCACCTATCTTTGGTTATGGAGATGTTATGTTTGATTGGCAAGGCCAAGAACTTATTGGTGAAATTAAAACAATGATGAACGAAGGGTTCGAATATAGAAAGGCATCAGGCAAGGCCAAGACTGGTCACTTGATGCAATTACTTATTTATATGAAGATCTTAAAGAAACCAACAGGTGTCATGATTTATGAAAATAAAAATAATCATGAACTTCTTTTGATACCTGTAGATGTAAACGATCATTACCGTCGGTGGGTAGACCAGGCATTTGATTGGATGAGACTAGTTAGAAAGACATGGGAAGACAGAACCCTGCCAAACAAAAACTATAGATCAAATTCCAAGATATGCAAGTCATGCCCAATTAAAAAAGCATGTGAGTCTGCAGGTCCAGGCGTAATAAAAATAGCGCCCTTGGAGATTCTCGGTGAACAATTGTAAATGTTGCGATAATAGTTTTATGCCTGCAGTATCATATCAAATATATTGCTCGCAAAACTGTAGAGATATTGCAACAAAAGAAAAGATTGCAGCAAGATATCTGCAATCAAAAAGGCAAAAAAGAAAAGGAAAGACAAGGCTTTGCAAGTCTTGCTCTTTACCTCTTTCTATATACAACGACGATCCAATATGTTCTTCTTGTGCAGTAAATCCAGACGCAGTTAGTAAAGCAATTAAAGAGATAAAGGGTAGGGGTAATGGTAAAAAATAGATGGGGCCTAGAGATAAAACCGCACAAGATTTGCGCCATTGACGCTAGTACAAACAGTCTTGCCTTTGCATTATTCTCTGGCGATGATCTTGAGTCTGTAGGAAAAATATATTTTGAAGGAAATAATGTATACGAAAAGGTTATGGATGCTGGTAAAAAAGTAAAAGCATTCTTTGATATTTACGGTGGGTTTGAAGCAATTGTAATTGAGCATACTGTTTTTATGAATAGCCCAAAAACTGCAGCAGATCTTGCTTTGGTTCAGGGAGCAATACTTGGATCAGCAGGACAGACTGGGACAAAGGTTATAGGAAAAGTTTCTCCTATTACTTGGCAAAATTTTATAGGTAATAAAAAAATATCTAAGGATGAACAGTTGTTTATTCGTTCACAAATACCTGGAAAGTCTGAGTCCTACTATAAGGCGCATGAGCGTATGCTTAGAAAAGAAAGAACTATAAAGTTTATTAATACAATTTATGATAGGACAATTACAGATAACGATGTCGCAGACGCTTGTGGTATCGGTCACTGGGCACTAAAGAATTGGGGAAAAGCAATTGGAGTTGACAACTAGTATCATGGCTGCTAAACTATATACAAGTGAAACCTTTATGCGTAAGAGATACCTTATGGATAAAAAAACACCAGAAGATATTGCAAAGGAATGTGGATGCTCACTAGAGACGATCTATGTTTACCTTGCTAAGTTTGGATTAAGGAAATCAAAACGATGAATAAAGTTGAAAAAGCATTGGTAGCACTTGCTGTTGCAGGTAGCGTTGGTTTTGCTTTTGCGTTTGCTGTGCTAAAGGGTATTCCAGAAACATTTGATTGGGAGTCTGACGAGGAGGAATCTTATGAGTGATAATCTAAACATAACCGTTGACCAAGTAAACAATCCATTACACTACACATCAGATCCATCTGGCATTGAGTGTATTCAGATAACTCGTCATCGTAACTTTAATATTGGAAATGCATTCAAGTATCTTTGGAGAGCAGGACTTAAGGATGAAGCAAAGACTATACAGGATTTAGAGAAGGCAATTTTCTATATTAAAGATGAGATAAACAGATTAGAAGGCAAGCATGTCAACTGAAGATGATCTGGTTAAACATTTAGACCAAGTAAATCAAGTTGTAGAAGAATACCTAAAGGGTAATGACCCCACAGTAATTTCAAAACAACTTTCCATCCCAAGGCAAAGAGTTGTAACCCTTATCAATGAGTGGAAAGTTATGGCATCTGCTAATGATGCTATCCGTGCTCGTGCTAAAGAAGCACTTGCAGCAGCAGATACACACTACAGCAAGTTGGTATCTCGCACATACGAAGTTATTGATGAAGCATCTATGACTAATAACCTTAGTGCAAAGACTGCTGCCATCAAACTTGTTATGGACATTGAATCAAAGCGTATTGATATGCTTCAAAAGGCTGGTCTTCTTGAAAATAAAGAACTTGCTGAAGAGATGATGGAAATTGAAAAGCGTCAAGACATACTTGTTCTTATCTTAAAAGACATTGCATCTGAATATCCCCAGGTTCGTGATGAGATTATGCGTAGACTTTCTTCATTTGCAAAAGACAATGAGGTGATTACAGTTGTCCACGACATTCAATGATTTTTTTGAAGTTCTTAAGGATAACAGTTTTCAAGAAAATCCAGTCGATGCAAAGACATTTGTTGAAGGAGAAGCATACCTAGGTCAGCCTGGGCTATCTGATATTCAATATGACATTGTAGAAGCAATGAGTCAGATATATCGTAAAGAAGATCTTGTAGACCTTATGGGAGAAGAAGAAGGCACAAGATACTTTGAAAAATATACTAAGAACGAAATCATCCTGCAACTTGGCAAGGGATCTGGAAAAGACTTCGTATCTACAGTAGCATGTGCATATATCGTATATAAACTTTTATGCTTAAAAGACCCAGCCAAGTATTTTGGTAAGCCATCTGGAGATGCCATTGACCTAATTAATGTGGCTATCAACGCACAGCAGGCTAAGAATGTTTTCTTTAAAGGTTTTAAATCAAAGATTGAAAGATCACCGTGGTTTGCTGGAAAGTATTATGCAAAAGCAGACTCAGTTGAGTTTGACAAGTCTATAACAGTCTACTCTGGCCACTCAGAAAGAGAATCACATGAGGGATTAAACCTTCTT